TGCGGTAGCTGGGCCTTGACCTTCGGGGGCGAAGACTGTTACAGAGAATACACCTTGGTATCTCAACTGTGGATTTAAGCCCCTTACAGCGGGTCTAGTGACTGTCGGGAGGTATTGTACCTTAAGGAAGCTAGTGCCTGTTGTAGGCTCAAAGGCTACGTTCTCGTAAGCTATAGATGGGAGACCTGATGTTACAGATAGGTGGCTCTCTAGTGCAGCCCGAATATCATTGTGAATACTAGCCATAGATATTCCTTATCTTTGCAAAAACTTTATACCCCGGAGTCCGTTTCCATTTTCCACCCTTTTTACCCTCTTCTACATCGTATGCGTGAGGTGAGCCATTCCTGAGTTGGACGCTTGCGGTATTCTTTAGGTCAATCTTGTTAATGTCTGTGAGGAGGTTCTGAAAGCCCTCTTGCATCTTCTGCTGTGGGTTCTGCTTCTTAGGCTTATTGTCAGAAGATTTACCTCTTGGACGACCAGCTCCAGTAGTAAACGAGAAGGATGTTACATACGCACCAGTATCAACAGGGGAGAAGCTAACGGCACTCTGAGCTATGGAAATCAACTCTTCTTTGACTGCATCCTCAACAATGTCTTCTAATTGCTCCATCTTCTTGTAAAACGAGGCGTTAACTTTGACAAACTGATTTTGTGCCTTCATGTCCCTACTCCTCTACGGTACAAACGTACCCTATGGCAGTACCAGCGGAAAATAACGACATAACAGAAATAATCTTAACTGCATCACCACTACCAACGATAAGGTCATCAAAGTCAGGGACGGCAGCTAAGTCTAAGGCTGAGATAACACACCTACGAGTGCCACGAACAACCTCATCATTACCTCCCGCAACACCTACGTTATAGTTGTAAAGGTATCCTTGAACGCTATAGTCAGTAGTAACAGAACTGTCTACTGTGCCTGTAGCGGGATTATACGTTCCTGCTGTAGTAACCTTGCGTAGAGTTAGGGTTTCCCCAAAGTCTCTAACTAGGTTGAGCAAGTCAAAGGAGCGGAATGACATATCTTACTCCTTATTCGTATTCAGGTGTTTGATAGCTTGGTGGGTTCTTAAATCTGTCTCTACGGAAAGAGCCTTCGATACGGTTAGTGTTTGCTCGTACAGCTTCTATGCTACTCTTAGTGATGCCCCCAGCTATGACACCCACCGAAGCACCTGCGGTCTTACCTTGGTACTCTAGGTCATCTGCCAGTGCTTTATATTGCTTGGCTAGATCAGAGTAATCAGCACTCAAGGCTCCACTTAATTGTGTCGTTACCTTACGAGAGTATCTAGCTGATATGACACGAGCAGCCCAAGCACCAGAGTAATATACGTTGTTGCCATTCTCAGATAAGGCGAAGGTAATCTCTTCGTTCTGTACCTGCTGGTCAACTGCATCAGTATCTCCAACCAGAAGTCGTACTGTGTTGAGACGACCAGAGGCCGTGGTTGTGTCCAAGTCTGTAGGATCGTAAGACCATGCCATGTAAGTCGTCTCCGTTGTTATTAGTCAGCGAGAACTTTATCTCGTATTTCGTAGAAGTCCTCTGTAATCCACCGATTAACATTAAGGAAGCGACGAATTAAACCACGTTGCTTGTCGTCAATCTTGGACTTCTTGCACTTCTTAGCTTCAAACTCTGTCTTACTGGAGGTACGTTTATTTACCTCGACATTAAGTAGGTTAACTAAGGTCTCTAAGTCTTTACCAGCTAGTTCAGACAGTCGATCTCCAACTTTGTTCTGAACCTCAAGTTCTTTATTGTGGTGAATATAACCAGCGGCGTACAGAGTGGCGACCTTATCTTGGTCTAGCCCTCGTTCAGCCCAGTTAAAGTGATCTCCACGTTTCCAATTCGTATTGTCTGCCATCAGTGGCATCTTGATAAACACAGGCCAATCGACCTGCCAACCCAAGTATGTGGGGTGCATAGGGACTCTCCATTATATGAATACTGTTATGTTCTGTTATATATTGGGTTGTACCCCAAGCCGTTAAGCTCAGGGTACACCTTAGTCTATGTAGCTTAGGCTACTACAGCGGAGAAGAAGTAACCCAAGTCAGCGCCTGTGACTTTCATGTCATAGGACATCTTAACTTGGATGTGTTCTGCAACCTGTTGACGCTTCAGAGCATCGTCAGAGAAAGACTCAACTGTGATACCGAGGTTGTTTACGCCGGGAACTGAGTTCCATGCGAATGTCAGACCAGCGGCAGGGGTCATCAGACCGGATGCACGAGGTGTGTGTACCAACAGAGCGTTCTTACCACCGATGAAAGAGTTGCTTTCAGCAAGACCTTCGACAGCACCGTTCTTAACAGCTTCCATGACGTAGAAGTTCTCTACTTCAAAGATTTCTGCCAGTTTAGCATCTGTAATCAAAGCTGTGTTCGATACAGTTGCGCCACCGTTCAAACGTGCGAGGATGTCTGGGTGGTTAACCAAGATGTCACGAACTTCTTTACCAACAACCATTGTGTTTGGCTTGAAGCCACCTGATGCCAACTGCATGGTACGACGACCATTAGTTACGTCAGTGATTGGTGTAGAGTTAGTGTAGTCAGACCACAGGTTACCCGGTGTTACGTCTGTTGTCCAGACGCCAGCCTTGAAGAATGTGTCAGCGAAACGCTCTTCACGGTCGATCAACAAACGAGTTGTCAATGTCTGTGCGCCAGCGGAACGGATTTCCAACATTGCATCTTCGTTAGCGATAGTCTGCTCATCGAAGTCCATGCCGAGGCCATATACGTCAGCGTAGTAAGCATCGTTGGAGATTGCCATACCGATGCGGTTAACTTCTGTGCGTGGCGCAAGTTTCTTTACGTCACCAGAGCGGTTCATGTTCGCACGGTCATAGGTGTAGAACTTGTCAGACTGACGAGCAACGCCTACGGTTGGGAATACTTTGTCAGCAACAAAGTTAGTTTGTTCTTGTACATAGGCCAGTGTCAAGTTAGACAACGGCTGGTCAATATGTACCTGTGATGGAGTCAAAAGTGGCATTAGATTATTCCTTTATAATGCTGGTTTAGGCAGGTACTACGTTGCCGCCTTGGATCATTTCGATTTCGATGATCTGACCGTCTACGCCAGCTTCACGAGCGTAACCCAGAACAACATCACCAGCGGCGGCAGTCAAAGCAGTACCATCAGCACCAGTTTGAACTTGAGCGCCAGCAGCGATAACGCCACCAGCTTCTACCATGACGGAGCCAGAGACACATACGGTCACGGCATTGCCAGAAGCAGCACCAGCGAGACATACGCCAATAGCGTTCTCACCAGCAGCGTCAGCCAGATCAACTTGACCGTCAGCTTCCAGAGTTACGAATTTGAATTGTGCTGCGGAAAGGTCTTCCCCAGCGATAAAAGTGCGGTTATCACGAGATTGCATGACGGCCATGATTATTCCCCTTTGTAGGATTTAGTGATGAGTGCTTTGCCTTCGTCAGTCTTAGCTACAGCAGCATAAGCCTTGGCGAACTCACTCTTTTTCAGTTGGTTTTCGTCCATGTAGGACTTTACGAGGGCATCTAGTTTGTCGGCAGAAGTAGCGAACTCGCCGTCTACATCAGACTTACCAAATTCTTGCATGGAGGCTTCAAAGGCAGCATCAGCAGCTTTGAGCATTACCATAATTGCTTCATCTTCTGAGAATGACTTCAGAAGTGACTTGGCTGCACCAGTTTCAAAGTGTGGCAGAACTTCTTCTGCTTTCTTTGTCAACTCAAGGTCAGCCTTTTCGATTTCATGTTCACGCTTGGCTACAGCAGCAGCTTCGAGTGCTTTGAGGACTGGGGCTGGAATGTCGCTCTTAGCTACCATCTCACCGTCGATGTCCATCATCTCTTCTTCCGCTTTCTTCTCGATTGAGTCAGCACGAATAACGTAGCCATTCTCAATAAGACCTTTGCGGAGATGCTGGTTTTCAGCAGTAAGACGATCAACATCAGCCTTAAGTGCTTCAACATCAACTTCGGGAGCTTCTACAGCCTCAAGGTCAGACTTCTCAGCGACCTCTTCAACAGCTTCGTCAGCTTTTTCCATGTCGTAACCGAGAGCTTTCATAGCTTCGCCACGTCCACAACCTTTGTCGTCCATGTACGCCTTTACTTTGGCTTCCATTTCTTCGCTCATTTTTGTAAGTTCCTCTTCGGAATTGTCACGCTTGAAGAGTGAGACCATTGCTTGTGCATTGGCTGGACGATCCACGAGGGAAAGTTCTTCAAGGTGCAAGTTTTTCAGGAGATTGGGCAAGTTAGATTTCCTCCTTGATAGCACGTCCACCTATAGAGAACGCAGCGAGTTCACCAGATTTGACCATATCCCAAACGGTATCATCGAATACTTTGTAAGCGACAACCCATCCTTCACGGTCAGACTGGATACCAAGAGCATCACCAATTTCTTTAGTGATAGGAAGAGAGTGGACAACTACGCCAACCTGATCTCCAACGTGCATGGCCTTGCCGACCCGCACATGCTCCATAAATTCATTAACGGCTTTTACCAGTGTACCAGCTTCGATAACGTCACCCTGACGATCAATAACTGCCTCACCTTTTTCTGTAACTACAGAAGCCCACCCGTAGACCATACGCTGTTCGTCGTCAGTCTTGAGGATTTTACCTTCAATGTTCTTTGTCATTTCACCCACCGATGTGTTGGATTCCCACATACGACATGACCAGTAGCCAGCCGTTGTTTTATCTTTCTTGGTATCGCAAGAATGGCGGGAGCGGAAATTGGCACGAGCTTTAGGATCATCCCGGCGGATTTCCATGTTAGGGTCTCCGAAAGCTACCCGCTTAACCTTGCCACCGTCCTGTACGAACACCTCAAACTTCTTGTTGCCACCCTTGATACGCCGAGGCTTGTTTAGGGTTACAGTTTCA